CCCGATTCGCAGTGTGTCGCAGTCTGGAGGCAACTCAAATGGCTGGTCGTGGGGCACCACCGAAAGATATCTCCGCCAGACGGAACCCTCGATCGACGCCGGGCCATGAGTGGAAGCCGACGACGGACATCGGGTGGCAGCACTCGGAGAGGCATCCGAGTCCACCGGCGCATCTGATGGGTCCGTCCCAGGAGGCGTGGCGGGTGTGGATGGGGTCATGGTTCGCGTCTCATTGGGGACCGGAGGATCTGCCGGCGTTGCGACAGTTGATCCGGTTGTACGATCAGGTGGAGCGCGGCGAGTTTCAGCGGCACGGTGAGTTGCGGATAGCGATGGATACGTTTGGGATCACCCCGAAGGGTCAGCAGGATCGGCGGTGGCAGCCGCCAAAGGCCGAGGTGAAGGATGGTGTCGGGTTGACGGTGGCTGAGCAGCCGTCGAGGTACGGGAAGTTGCGAGCGGTTCCTGAGTGAGGTAGCTGGTCACACCGTGACCAATCTGGAGGTGGTTGACGGGTGCTGACCGAGCAGGATCTGTCGCTTGGTTGGGCGCTCATCGAAGCCTGGTACCAACTGTTCCCGTCGCCCCGTGACGAGTCGGGTCCGTTTGAACTGACGAACGAGCAGGCGCTGACGGTGGTGGACTGGTATCGGGTCCATCCCCGTTCCGGTCAGTTCGTGTGGCGGCGCGGGTGTTCCCGTAGGTCGAAGGGTTCGGGGAAGTCGCCGCTTGAGGCCGCCAAGTGCATCTCGGAGCTTCGCCTTGAGGTCCGGTTCGACCATTGGGCGAAGAAAGGTGAGATCTCCCCGTGGGGGTACCGCTACCAACCCGGTGAACCAGTGGGGCGTCCGTGGGGGTCGAAGGGTGACCCAGCACCGTGGATTCAGATCGCTTCGCTGTCGGAGGATCAGGACGAGAACACTTACACCCCGTTGCACACGTTCCTGACTGCCAACGACAAGAAACTGGCCAATGAGTTGCGGATCGACGCCGGGTTGACCCGGTGCATCCTGATGGACCGGTCGGAGGCGAAGATCGAACCGGTGACGGCCCGTGCCGGTTCCCGTGAAGGGCAACCTGTCACCTACGCCACGTTGGACGAGACAGGGCTGATGACCCGCCAGAACGGTGGCCTGAAACTGGCCCGCACGATCCGGCGGAACACGTCGAAGATGGACGGCCGATGCTACGAGACGACCAACGGGTTCGTTCCCGGCGAGGACTCGGTAGCCGAGGGCACCCATAAGGCGATCACCTCGGGGACCACGGGCATCTTCTATGACGCAGTGGAGGCTCCTGCACTCATTGACGGCATCACCGTCGACCTGGATGCCCCCGACCACATCTTGAAGGCGGCGCTCAGTGTCCCCTACAAGGGGTGCTGGTGGGTTGACCTGAACCGGATCGTGGCCGATGTCCGCGACCCTGACAACCCGTGGCCTGACTCGGAACGGTTCTTCTTCAACTGGAACCGCAAAGGTGAGGCGAAGGCGATCGACCCGGACCTATGGGCCGTTCTCGGTGACCCGACACGCACGGTGGGAGCTAAGGAGCGGATCGGGGTCGGGTTCGACGGGTCCATCAACCGGGACTGCACGGTACTGATCGGTTGCACCGCCGACGGGTTCCTGTTTCCCATCCAGATTTGGAGTCGCCCCGTGAACGCCCCCGGTGACTGGCGTGTCCCCCGGCTCGAGGTGGAACGGGCGGTGGAGGAAATGTTCGACCGCTACGACGTGGGCCGCATGTTCTGTGACCCCCCGAAGTGGCAGACGGAGATTGAGCGGTGGATGGAACGGTGGAACGCCGGGAAACCGAAGGAGGACGGGGTGGTGGTGTTCTTCGACACCAACCAGGCCCGTCGGATGTCCCCCGCCTGCGACCGGTTTGAGACTGGTGTGATCGAAGGGTCACTGTCACACGGTGCGGACGCCGAACTGACGTCGCATATTTTGGCGATGGTGAAAGCGGTGCCGAAGTCCCGTGAGAAGGCTGATGACGGTCGCACGTTGTACGTGTTCACGAAACCGCCTGACGGCCGCAAGATCGACGCTGGCATCGGTGCCGTTCTGGCGTTGCAGGCGGCCATGACAATGCCGACGGCTACCCCGAAGAACAACGACATCATGGTGGCATGGGGCAACGCCTTCTAACCATGCCGTACTTAGCGAAGATCGAGGTGTTCCGATGACATGGTTCGTGGTTCTCGCCGTGGTCGGCGCCCTGATGGTCGCCGCAGGTGTCGGATGGCTCCTTCCCGCTGCCGGTCTGATTATGCTCGGGGTCGAAACCATCGGTGCCGCCTACCTCGGCCTGTATTTTCAGGCGAAGCCGGATGGGAAGGCTAAGTGAGGCTACTCGACGCGCTTGTTCCGGCCAGGTCGCAACGGACGAGTCTCGCTGAGGCGTTTTACGACGCGGGGAATGGTCTGAATCCATTCGGGCTGGGAAACTGGCTCACGTATTCGACGGGTGGCCAGACCTATACGGTTCCGGTTTCGACAACGATGCCAGGAAGCAAGGCTGAATCCATCTCCAATTCCTTTGAGGGCTACATTCTTGGTGGCCTTTCAGCGAACAGCATCATTTTCTCCTTGGCGATGACTCGGATTCGGGTTTTCAAGCAGGCTCGATTCCAGTTCCAATCGTTCAGCAAAGGCCGACCCTCCACGCTGTTCGCTTCCCAGTCCCTTGAGGTTCTGGAGCGCCCGTGGCCTGGTGGCGTGACGGGTGATTTGTTGGCGATCATGCTCCTGCACGCCGATTTCGCCGGTAACGCCTATATTACGCTCATCGACGGTCAAATCGTGGTCATGCGGCCCGACTGGGTGGACATTCTTCTTGCAGACCGTCGTTACACCGACACCTCGGGGCATACTGGAACCGTTGGTTTGGAGAAGGTCGGCTACCTTTACTACCAAGGTGGAAAGAATTCAGGGGTGAAGCCCGTCGCCTTCCTGGCTGATGAGGTCACCCATTTCGCCCCTATCCCTGATCCGTTGGCGAATTATCGGGGAATGTCCTGGTTGACTCCGGTTGTTCGGGAGATTCAGGCGGATCAAGCTGCGCAGACCCATAAGTTGAAGTTTTGGGAGAACAGCGCCTCACCGAACCTCGCCGTGAAACTCCAGACGACGGACATAAACCAGTTCAATGCGTTCAAAGAGAAAATGGACGAGCAGCACCAAGGGCTAGCGAACGCCTATCAGACCCTCTATCTCGGCGCTGGCGCCGATGTGACGGTCATTGGCAAAGATATGCAGCAGATGGACTTCGCCAAAGTCATCGCTGCGGGTGAAGTGCGTCTTGCCGCCGCCGCTGGAGTGCATCCTTCGGTAGCCGGGCTCTCTGAAGGATTGCAAGGTTCGTCCTTGAACGCTGGAAACTTCTGTGTTCCGCTAGACACTGAAGCCTTGACATCCACTGGATGGCGAAAATATTGGGACCTCAAGGTCGGCGATGCCGTTCTTGGTTACGACACTACAGATGAACGGTGTAGGTGGACACCCATCACTGGGATCACCCCCTTATTTGATGCGCCCATTGTCGAGTTCGGTAATAAGGATTTCAAGGTGCGATGCACCGAGAACCACTCATGGATAGGTAGGTGGCGCGGTCGTAGTGACCGACCCGTGCAGTCGATGCGTCCAACATGGGCAGCAAAACAAGGACCCTTAACTTGGGATCGCCTTGAGACGCGGTTGTTCCGTGAAGGACACGATCTTTTGTTGGCGGCTGAGGCGGACACTCCGAACCTGGCGACCATAACCGCCCCTGAGGCGGCGCTCATTGGCTGGCTTGTGACGGACGGCTCAATCGAGAGGTCCGTTTCGACTGGGCGTACTTCGCAGGCCAAGGGCACGAAGGTCGGGTTCCGAGGTCGTATCTTCCAGAAGAACCATCTTGATGAATTGCTGGGCGATCTAGCGGATGCTGGTGTCGAATACACGTCGGGTATGAAACCAGATGGTGTGTGGTGGTTTAGTTTGCCTCCCGAATGGATGCGAGATGTGTGGGATCGTGCTCGCCTTGATAAGCGGTCACTGACCGAGTTCGTTCTTGACCTAGGAAATGCACAACGAGACGCCTTTCTTCGTGCTGGAATGTTGGCTGAAGGATGGTTGGGTGCATATAATCGCACAGTTGAACCCAAGGCGGACTATGGTCCCTGGTATCGGTGGGGATTCGCTCAGAACGAAGGGGATACGTTCGAAGCGTTTGCTCTGGCTGCCACTCTCAGTGGTTATGCTGTCCGTCACCACCACACAAATGCACGGTGCAAGCCCTTCCATCTCGGCAAGCCGAAACTTGACGCTAAATACCTGAAGATGACACCTGCTGGGGTTGTCCCAGTTTGGTGCATTGAAACTGGCCTCGGAACTTGGGTGATGCGTCAAGGCCCGGTTGTTGCCATAACGGGTAACAGCGCTGCCCGTCGACAGTTCTCTGACATCACCCTGGCGGACCTGTGGAGCAATGTTTCGGCCTCCCTTGAGGTGCTAGTGCCGCCGCCACACGGCGGTGCACGCCTCTGGTACGACATTCGGGACATACCTTTCCTCCGCGAAGACATGAAGGACCAGGCGGCGATTCAATCGGCGCATGCGACGGCCATTCGGGAACTTTTCATGGCTGGGTTCACGGCGGAATCGTGTGTTGCGGCTGTAAATGCCGACGATCTGACGCTTCTGGTGCACACCGGGGTCTACTCGATTCAGGTTCAGACTCCCGGTACGAACTCCCGGCTCCTTTCGGACACCGTGGACGTGCCGCCGCTCAGTCCCGACTCGACGGGTACCGCTATTCCGTCCGCACCGGAACAATTGTCGCTTCCGACAGCGGCAGACACGTTCAAATCGGCCATGTTTGAGATGTCGCAACGCTCAGAGGTGGAGGCGGTGCGCCGCGATGACCAAGTTCTCGCCCTTTTGGGTGCAGCGGTGGCTTTGGCGGCCCGAACGTCGAATGTGACGGTGAATCCGCCTTCGGTGGTCGTGGAGCGAAGCGATATTCATGTCGACGGGCCGAATATCGACGTGCAACCGCCGAATGTGACGGTCGAGTCCCTCAATTTGACGGTGGAGGGACCGCAAATAACGGTGGAACCCGCTCAGGTGAGTGTCCAACCCCCGAATGTGACCGTTGAACCCGCTCAGGTGAACGTGACAGTGGAACCGGCCGAGGTGAATGTCACGAACCCGCTGACAGTGGAGGGTCCGACCGTGAATGTGGCCCCTGCTGCCGTTGCTGTTCACCCCGCCGACGTGCATGTGAACGTGCCGCCCGCGCCAACTCCCCCGGTTCCCGTCCGAAAGCCAGCGAAACGACGTACCACGGCTCGACGCCAAGCGGACGGTTCGGTAACCGTGGAAACCGAGGAGAACTGATATGCCCGATGTCCCCTCAGCGCAGGCCGACCTGGCACAGAACGCCATCCTGGCGACCTCCACGAACTTCTACCTCTCTTTGCACACCGCTGATCCGGGGACCACAGGGGCGTCCGAGGGGACGGACGGCCGCCAGGCGATCCAGTTTGCGGCCTCGTCAGGTGGGTCACAGGCGTCGAACACTTCGCAACTGTGGGCTTCGGCGGTGGGTGGCCAGACGTACACCTATTTTGGCGTGTGGACCGCGGCTTCATCCGGAACATACAAGCGTGGTGGGACACTCAACTCAACCATCGTGCCCCCAGCCGCATCACAGATCACGGTGGCGTCCGGGGCCATCGTGTTCACGGCGTCCTAGTTGAGTCGGCTTCGATTCAATAACATCAGTAGTTTCGGAGTGGTCAATCCAATCACTCTCACCTTGAATGGTACGACCGCAACATTCACCTCGACTCCAGCCTTCCCGACGATTACGGCACCTGATTATGCGGTAATCGTGGTCGAACCCGATACCGTCCACGAGGAGATCATCCAAGTGACCGCCTTTACGGCGGCGGCCACAACTGCGACAGTCGTTCGCAACTTCGAGGCGACCAATGGTG